CTACACCATTGAGATAATTCCAGTCGTCCGATTTGCCATTCAAACCTGACGAATTCATTACTTTGTTTGATCCACCGATAATCTGAGTGGCGAATGATAACTCAAGAGAATCAATAGTTTGTCTTAATTCTGATATAGACGCTGTTACCGTATCTATATCACCATCAATCATAGCAGTATAAGCTGCCGTTATTATACTCTCAAGTTCTGCATCAGCAGCTGTAAACCTCTGTTGAAGCTCTAAACTTGATTCGTTTATTGTATTTGTGATTGATTCCGTATATTCCTGAGCTATAGATCCTGAAGCAATCGAGCCTGAGCGAATCATGTTACCATTAATGAGACCCGAGGTAATGAAATTGGCATTAATACTACCATTCTGTGTGATCGCTACTTCGTACGGACCATTTATGCCCGTTGATGAATGACCTAAACCATTCAGGTTCCATTGCCAGACTTCTAACGCTGTAGATTTGTCTGGAGTATCCATGATAAGTATTCTAGAAGGATTGTTCTTCGGATCGAGAACCACATAACCACCATTAAATCCTGTGATAGCATTCGTTGCATCCAGGATCGCCTGTTCTAACTCAGTATGTGTAGCAGCATTCTGCGTTATTTTATTAGACGTCGAAACCGTTGTGGTTAAATTAGCTTTCTGTGAACCAAGAGATATCTTAGTATATCTACCAGCTAATACGTCGTATGTAGTAGATACCACTTTAGCTGTTGCGTCTACTCCGAGTTTTGGAAACTGGATGGTTACTGTATCACCCATCGACACTCTTTCTAATACGGCTATATTCTCATAGTCTGTGGTTTCTGAAAGGTTTACGAACGATACATCAAGTGACACCTCTGGCACACTCAGGTTATGTGTGTCTATATAGTCCATCGTAGCGTTATACAACTGTTGTTCTGTCGGTTTTTCTTCTATGATATTCGATAAATCAAGAAGCAAGATCTGTGTAATAGGTGGATTCTCAACCAAGTAGACTAGTTTCTGTGTTAAAACTACTAATCCACCATCATCTCCGTCTTTGTACCAGAACGGTCTAACCGCGTTGTAAACGTTACTACAATTTTCGTCTTGTTTAAGGCTTGTTAAGTTTTTACCATAACGGATAGTTACGCCTCTATCAGAACCTCTATTGTTCCACAATTTAACAACGTAACCATCAAACTCAAACTCTCCTCTATAAGTATCGAGTATAGAGCCCTCAATACCGCCAAGAATTTTCCTGACGGTAAGGGGCTTTATAGTCTCGATGTTAGCTGATGTATTTTTGTCGGTCCAGAATGTAAACGGAGACGGAACATCCATCGCCGATACAAGATTCTGAAACGCTGTCAAGATAGAACCAGCTGAGAAAGGAGCAGCAGTATATCTCGAGAGATCATAACTGATATGCTCAAGATTAACTGTTACTTCACCATTAAGCGGCTTAGAAATTGCATAAATTCTAAACGGCTGAGGATCAGAGTACGGATTAGGCTTAACAACTACGATTCTTTTGTACTGTATTTCACTAAAATTTTTACCACTTATCGGATAAACCATCGTAGCTTCATATTTACTATTAAGGTCTTCATTAACTTCGCATTTGATAGCGTCAGTCAACGTTCCGATACCATTAGTCGTAAAATCAGTATCAGTACTTTCAAATAGTCTTATTAAACGGTCCACCATCTCGGGGTTACCTCCACACTCTGAATACCGCCGCTTAATGTTACGGCATTATTGCCGGGTTTAATAGAAATAAAATCACCATTAGTTAATACTATATATGAGTTTTTATTTGTTGCTCCCGACCATGCGTCTTGTAATTCACTATCAATAATTATCGGATTTGTTCCTGCTCCGGCTTTGATAGTTATAGATTGATTACCTATACCAACAGCGCCTTGAGTGTTGTTAGTCACTACCTTCAATACTGGCAAAGCTATTTCATCAGTTTGGTTGTGCAATGTGCCAGATGAAGTAAACGATATCGGATACTCTCCTATTTTCAAATAGCGCTGCGGTTTACAGGTAAATGTTAAAGTGGCCCTACCGGCCTCGTTGAATAAATTCTCTATACTTATAGACTTATCGTAATAAGCATAAGAATAATATTCGGGCGTATAAGAATCTTCAAGTCTGGCATAACCATTGCTTGAATAAAGCCACTCAGCAATCTTGTTCATCATTTTATAATATTCAACTCGATCGTAAGTGGCCATGCTTACTTTATAACTACGAGGTACGTTTTTGTATGTTCCAGTAGGTACTAAAAGATCACCATTTCTTCCAGGAACATGAGTAACCTGATACTCTTTTTCCGGAGTATCATAAGTAGGGAAAGTTTCAACCTCGATTCCTAAATCTCTGGATGATATACCATTAAACTCAATTACGCCCATACTGAGTCCTCCCGTACCAACTGTTCTTGAAGAATCTTATTAATTTCATCTGCCATCTCTCTAGGATCTGTTCCAGAGATGTTGAATGTGTTATTTTGTGTAACTGACTTACCAGGTGTCGATAAACCACTGAGTGATGCTCTGAGCGAATCGAGAGCACTTACAGATTCGTGCTTAGCGGCAATTCCCGCATTAATATCCATGCTGGATTTAGCAGCCAGACTGAGTGTTCTGTTAGAAGACAACATTCCGTCGATTGTACTAACACCATTAGCAATATCTGATACATCTAATACCGGTCTAATAACAGGATCAGTATCAAGCATACCATCAATTATGTCAGCTACGCTGCTTATAGCGCTTGATAAGCTGTCTAAAGCAACCTGACCCAAGTTCTCGGAAGCACCATCAACTACGCCAGTATTCTTCTCAATACCGATAGCCAAACCCTCATCGAGGAATCGACCTATCTCGGCGAATACTTTAGAAGGTGATGCAACACCAAAAGTGTCCTTACACTTCGATATAACATCATCGCAGAACTCACCAACAGCAGAAACAGCGGAACTAATCTTGTCATAAATTCCCTGAATGAAGCCATTGATTAAGTCTTTAGCTATGTCATAGAGCTCACCAACAGAACCGGGTGTCTCAACGCCGAAGAAGCTACATACAGCATTGAGCACCTTCTTAGCAAAGTCAGTAATCATGTTCTTAGCTTTCTCTACCATGCCGTAAATACCAGCGTTGAACTTCTGAATGATCGTCTTACCTAAATTCAAGAACTCGTTAGCACTCTCTGGTTTCTTGATACCGAAGAAGTCACAGATAGCCGTAAGAACTTTATCGGCTAACTCTGTAATCTTCTCTTTAGCTTTGCTGATCATATTAGATATACCATCAATCATGTTCTGAATGATATCATGACCCATCTTACCAAGTTCGGATACACTAGTTGGCTTGTCAACGCCAAAGAAATTGCAGATAGCTGTAAGAACCTTGTCTGCAAGTTCTGTGATAGCCTTCTTAGCGTTCTCAATCATCTCTCCAAGTCCATTAATCATGCCCTGAATCATATCATGAGCAAGATCCGAGAACTTAGTAGATGGCGAGTGAATTCCGAAGAACTCTCTAATTGCATCCCAAACGGAAACAATCAAATGATTAATAGCATCATGAAGTTCTTTTGCGTGATCGTCAAGACCGTCAGCAAAGCTATTGATCATTGTTATGACGAAGTTCCAAACAGACTCCATGAGCTTAGGCAAAGCTGCTGTAAGACCATCAAATGTACCAGTAATAGTACCGATGAGGATCTCGACAAGTTTTGCTGTGATCGGAGCTATATTCTCTGCCAGTTTATCTAATACATCCATTAGAATAGCAAGAGCTGATTCTGTTATCTTGAATGTAATTGCAACAAGAGCATCGAGAGCATCCATCGTGAGCTTGACAAGTGTCTCACACAACTGCGGTGACTGTTCAATTAAGAACGGCCATAACTGATTGAAGAATGTCGTCAAGAACTCGAAGATCTTAGGCGTGATGTTAATAAGAACATCTAATACACCTACTAAGAATGTCTCTACGACAGTCAACAACTTAGGTATACCATTCATAGCTGCTTCATACAAGATATCCATCAAAGTATTGATACCTTGTAATATCTTATTCCTTGAATTAATAAACAGGTCGATAAGATTGAGAATCGACTCACCAACCTTATAAACAAGTGTCGGAATTAATGTGAAGAACGAAGCTAATCCATCAATTAAGATGTCTACTGCTCCTGGACCAGCCGCTACTAGTCTTTCGACAGCTTCTGCGAACAGTAACAAACCAGCACCAGCCATCATAGCGCCAGCGCCGATCAATGCTATAGCAGCACCGAGAGCGACAAGACCTACTGACAAATATTGAGCAGGTATTGCTGCTACAAGAACAAGAGCTAAAGCACCGGCGAGAAGACCAAGAGTCTCCCACATATGACCGCCTTCAACAACGGTTGCTACAATCGCTAAAGCGCCGGCTATAAGTATTAAAGCGGCGGAAGCAAGCGTCATAGCTGCCGCACCTTTCATGATATTTCCTTCTGCACTAGCTAAAGCCATGAGAGCAAGTGTCAAAACGGCAAGAACTGCTGACAATGCTATAGCTCCGGCCAACATTGATTCAGGATTGAGTTGACCGAGTATTGCAAGTGCTATAGAAAGTTCCATCATAGCAACACCCATCAGAATTGATGCAGCAGAAGCTTTCATGATGTTTCCTTCTGCATCAGCGAGAGCTCTCATTGCAATAACCATTACTGTCATAATAGCACTTAATGCTATAGCACCAACAAGTATACCCTCCATCGGCATTTCAGCAATGATTCT